CCAAAGTACTCATTGATTAGTCTAATAACTTCTTGTTTAACTTCTACATCACCAAGTGAACTGTTAGCTGTTTTGGTCACATTAAACCGTGCTTGTAGTTCACTGCTGGCAATATCACCAAATAGTAGCTTGTATTTTACAGGGCGGTAAATGATCTGATCACTTATTGACTTTTTATTATTTAAACTTGTAAACAAATCATTAAGCTCTGATATCGTTGGAGTATTTGGTTTTGTAAACCCTCTGCCATCGTATTGTGCCCATGTTCTAAATTTGTTCTCATAAGATGTTAATAGTACATATGTGTCAATAATGTTTGTTGTTGCTGGGTCAATAACTTGATTAACGTCAGCAATTCTAGTAAACTTACTTGCTAATCCACTGCGTCCAACTACTGATGTTCCTGTTTCAGAACGTACAGTATACGTAAATCCATCAACAGTGGTTGTACCAAGGTTAATGGTGTCAGTGCCAACGATGTCATTAAATGCGCTAGGGTTTGTTGGAAACCCATCGTTGGTCGTGGTTGCTAATGTCAGTCTAATTTTATTAGGATCAGTAAATCCATCTGGGTACGTAAAGTATCCAAATGCGTTTAGTGTGTAATCATTAACTAGAGGAAGGTTGTTACTGCTACTCTTGGAATTGATACCCAATATTTTAATACTGTCTCTGCTTGGCTTTAATGTTTCGCTACTAAATGTTTCTTGGAAGTTCAAGTTATTGAATTTAATCTGCGCATCACTGCCAAATATATAACGAGTTTTTCTAGTTACAATTTCCCAAGCTGTTGATGTGTAGTTTAGTCTTATAATCCAACTGTTGTCTATGCCAGTACCAGTAGTATTTCCTTCATACTGTCTACTCCAACTACTTGGATTGTTATTTGTTATAGAGCTAGTAACTAAGTCAGTGCTGTCAACAATTTTCCATGTTTGTGTAACTGCGTCAAAGCGTAAGCCAAAACTAAGGTTGTTTGCTAAACGGTTTAGTAAGTCTGTCTTTACTGTACTAGTTACGTCATTAGCCCAAGCTGGTACAATGCGTTTAATTCTAGCACCACTTGGAATAACTCCACTAAGCGCAATAGCGCCACGGTTAATTAAGTCAATACCAGTTGGTGTGCCAACACTGTTATCAACACCCAGTCCATCATTATAAACACTTGTTACTCTTACCCAAGCTGTATCTGCGCTAGCAACAGTAACCATTGCGCTTGCGCCAGTTCCGCCGCCGCCAGTGAGTGTGATGTTTGTAGCACTGTCATAATCTAACCCAGCATTGTCAATTGTGACACTAATTACAGTTCCGCTACCATCAATGTTAGCAGTACCAACTGCGCCTGTGCCTGATCCAGTAATTGTAACAGTTGGGGCGCTAGTGTAACCACTGCCTGCGGTAGTGACTACAATTGTTTTTATATATCCAATTTTATAAGGTGTAGTGACAAACTCAATCATTGCGTTTACATCTAACTTATCCATTGGTGTTGTACCATTAGATCCAATTCGCTGTACTGCGCTGGTATCATTAGTAATGTATCCACTACTAGTATTTGAACCTTTTGATATTTGATTCCAACGGAAGGTGTTTAGCGCACTATTGTTTGCGTTGAAAAATACAATATTACCTGTAGTATCTGTATACTGTGTGTATGGATCATACGATCCAACTGGACCATAATATTGTCTATCATAAAAGAAGTTCTTAACCTCTGGGTTGTCTAGTAGAGGTTTAATATATCTACTGTATGTTTGTTCACTGTTTAAGTTTGTTGGCAAACTCACAACATTACGGGCGGCAATATCTTCTCTATAAAAATAGCCGTCATCCATAAATTGTATAGCGTCACTGTAACTGCCAGTTGGGTCATTAAAGTCTCTAAACCTACTGTGTCCACTGTGTACACGGTTTACACTTTTAATCTTGCGAATGTTTTCACTAACTGTTAATGGGAAGATACTATAGTCTTCTGCTGTAACAAGTCTGTCCTGTGTGCTAAAGAAGCGTCCAGCATTGTCTTTGATACTCTGTAGACTCTCACGCTGACTCGCATTGCTTACTGGACTTTTTAAACTTGTAGCAAAACTAGCACGATATGTGTTGCCGTCTACACCAATATAGTTGAATGCGTAATTCATTGCTCCAAAGCTCTCAGGATTTAATACATAGCTTCTGTTTAGTCCTGTGCGATACCAAACACGAATAACGCCACGTGGCACGTTTCCAAATAGTCCATCACCAAATACAACACTAACTTTATCATCTTCTCTACTTGACACAGTGTATATGTTTCTGTTATTGTTAGCTATGTTGTTATAGATAGCGTTTAAACCAAATAAACGGTCTACACGACTCCAATTTGTCATTACTTGTCCAACTTCGTCAACAGTTTGTACCCAAATATTTCCATTTGCTACATTACTATCGTCGATGTCAAGTACTAAGTTAGGTAAACCATTTGTAATATTAAAATCTTTAAAGTTTAGTGTGCCTTGCTTAAACCCTAGGAAAAATCCAGTGTCAGGGCTGCTAAAGCCGCCGTTGTCATTTTTATAAACCAAGTCTAGTGCGCCATATGGATCAGGAGTTTTCTCTTCTAGTATATTATTTGATGTGTTGTGGTATACACTGTGCGCACCAAATACTGTTCGTGTTCCGGTGATGTTACCGTTAAATTCATACGACACATCTGCGCCAACACTCTTTGTTCTATAAACTTCATTAGCTGTACCATTGCGAGTAAATTTAGCATACGGTGCGCCAAATTGATTGCTGGATGTGAAAATTGAATTCATCACAGTTATAAAGTTCTGGTATGCTGTTGGGTCTGTTACGTCTTCAAATTGTAGGTTTACATTTGACAGACTGTTACCGTCAACATCGTAAACGGTTTCTGTTGTAGTAACACTATTAATTTTTAAGTAACCATTTGCTACTATGTTTCTAGTAGGAGTGTATCCCAAAAATTCAGCAATGCGCAACGCACTGTCACGGCGCTCTGCTGTACTTAAATAATTCTCACGTGAGTTAAGGTCATTTCTAAATGCTAAGTTATGTCCTAAGAATGCCATAAGCTCAAGTAAACTGGTAAATTCGCTTGAGCTAATCCAGTCATTAAAGTTTTCTGGATAGTTAGAATCAATATATTCCACCATCGCATTTTTAATAGTATCAAAATCATATGCTTTAAAGTTTGCTTGCGCAAAACTTTCATATATTACACTAAAATCTTCTGCTGCAAATAAACTGCTTTGTCTTGCGCCCTGGGCCATTATAATGTCTCACTTGTGTATGTTAAATATAGCTCTTCTGCTACGCCGGAATCATCATACACAACACGTACTCTTATATCAAGTTGATGATCAAATGGCTTAGTTAAATTTAAATCGTCGTAGGCCCATCTTGGGTCGCTGTCAATGATTCTCTTTACATCTTCTTCTGCTAAGTATTCTGTTCTCGCATCTAGCGGATCAAACACCAAGTCATGAAGTATCGACCCAAACTGTGGGTTCATTACTCGCTCACCTTTACGTGTGTAAAAATGATTCATGAGGTCTCGAAGCGCCAAGTCCTTGTCAGTAAGGACTGCGTTAATTTTATTACTGTTAATTGTGCTATATCCAACGTATGTTACCATACTGATATTTATAGCAAAATTAACTGCTACTGTTTAGATTTTAGTAGTAAAACGCACAATATCACCAACATTTAAGGTTTTTATTATGGTAATAACATTATTTGTTAATGTAAAATCAAAATAATGCTGTATTGCGGTGCCATTCAATTCTACAGTTAATTTTTCTACTGGATCCATGCTAGGACTAGCTGATATAGTAAACACACTTGCGCTACTATATGTAAATTGCTCAACAATAACTGTTTCTTCATACTCGTTTACTATAGTACGTTTAACACCTTCTGGCGTATTAGCTAAAAACTTTGTAGTTTCAGCAAAGTACGCAAACCGTGCTCTGGTTAACATATCACCAGCTAGCGCACCTAATTCATTACGTTCTCGCATATTATATATGCCGTTCTGTCTCATCCATGATCGAGTTTTTGTTTTTCCGTAATCACTTAGACGTATAATAGTAGCAGCTCTAGCACAAAATTCTCTGTTAAAGTTACTTCGTTTAATCATACTAGCAACAGTGTTCCAATCTTTAGCTACAATATAATCACGGATCTCATAATGTTCTTCAGGAGCAGTCACAGTTAACACATTGCCGTTAATAATAAAATACAAAAGAAGTCCATCAAAAACACACTGTGGTATAGACAATAGCCCAAACGACTTTAATTGTTTTAGCAGTGTGCGTTGTTTAAGTTGAAAATCACCGATCCAAATATTATATGCTTCTTGTTCTGTAACTCCCCTAGTGGCAGTTCCAACTTCATAACCAGTTCCAGCATATCCACGATAACGTGACATGTTAAGTGTAACTAGTATTATGCGATCACTGGCAGTAATATCATTGATATTAATATCAGTGTCCCAGTTTTCGTCCTTGACAACAAATTCATCCCAGTTAGTTTTGTATCTTGTTAAAATTTTCATCTTCTAGTTTCTCTTCTAGTGGACGTCGTTGGTGTATCTGTACTAGCAGAGACATCCGCCATATTATAATCTTTTGCTGTTGTACGTATGCTAGCTGGCGCTTGTGCGGCAATTTTACTTCCTTGCGCACCGTGGCCGCCCCAAGGTTCATGTTCTGGTACTCTTGGATTAACACTTAACGTTACGGTTTTGTTTAGACTTAAATTGCCAGCTTCTGGGCCAACTGCGCTCGACGCTGGTGGACCGTTTAAGTCCAACATGCCATCTGTACTAATTCTACCAAAACCATTAGCTTTAAGCTGTAAGTTTAAATCAGTTGTTAGACGTATGTCTTTATTTGCTTTAAGTTGTATTGCGCCTGTTGTTGTTTCAGCTTGTATACCTGCCGCTCCTGTGGCTCTAATATTAAATGATTGTGCGTCCATGTTGATGTCGGCGCCAGCATAAAAGTTAATATCTTCTTCAGCATGATAACTTACACTGCCTGCCGCATATACATCAACATTGCCATCGCTGTCCATTTGCATCCAACTAGTACCTTTTTGGTTTGTTATATAAACAATACCAGCACTGTCATTGAATAGCATCTGTGCGCCACCTGCGCTGCGTAAACGTACTAAGTTATTTTCACCTTCTTCTCGAGATTGGTCTGGTACGTAGTTTTCGCCTTCTTTATGCGCAACTGTACCATCATCCATTACAAAACTATGTCCAGCTGGTGTTAAAAATCCTGCTACATTACTTGGTGATTCACGTCTAGCACCACTGCTGCCAATACCACGTATTGGATCTAATTTTGTGCCTTGATCACCAAGCGCATTTGCTACTGGATGTCTAGGTCTTATATTTTGATCTTGCGCAGTTACGCCAGGATCTAAACTTGGACCAATATCGCCATTGTCAACTTGACTAGCTGGTAGCCCAGGCAATGCGCTGTTTCTACCTGTGGCTGGCAAAACTCCTATAAGAAATCCAACTGCGTTATCACCAGTAAATGCGACTAATACTTCAGTACCAACTGCGGGAGGAGGAAATGTGGAGCCATACGCAATTGTTGAATTTTTTCCAGCTATTGAACCACCAAATGGCGATACTGTTCTTACTTTTGGAAAAAGCTGTCGCTGTTCTCTAGTATCTCTGTCTCCAAATCTATTTCCTCCGACAATTTCAACATGAACGGCTTGCCCATAGTCAGCATCTGCGATTTCAATTACCTTGGCTAAAAATACACCGTTTGGCATTGCCATGCCAATTCTATTACCACTGGTGGCATTTTGTGGTATACCAGTTGATGTTGAATTACTTCCACCAAATCTTTGTTTAGACATTTTATTTTCCTATTAACTGTTATACATATTGACAAGCCAAGATGGCGGACGGTGATGTTTTGTACGTGTAGAGCCACCCCAATATGGTGCTGCGTTACTACTTAGGTTAGATCCAATACCAGGCGTCATAGCAATATCAAAGTGATGCGATGTTCCACTCATATATAGTTCGCTTCCAGACCCATATGCTGGATTCGCAATACCAACACTTGGTGTTAAGCCTTGCGCACGAGTTTCATTTAAAAAGGCCTGTGTATAGTTTTGTATAAGTGCTAAGTCTGCTGGATTTTCAACACTTAGTACTCTACCATCACTAGTTCGCAGTTGTGAGTCAGCTGCAAATCCATTATGTCTACCACTCCCACCAGGACCACGATTACCACTTGTTACAACCATATCTAATCCAGTTTCTGCTCCTGCTACGCCCATTGCGGCTAACAGTCTGTTATCAACACCTGCTGTGGAACCACTAACATTACCTGGTGCGTTGCCTGATGCGTTTGGATCAAGACGTCCGCTATTATCTGTTACATCTGAGTCAGTGCCTGTCGGTGCTGCATTAATTTGTCCGTTATCATCAACATACGTTTGTTGTATATTTCTAGGTCCTTGGTTTACAATTTTGCCACTCTCTAATTGTTCAATGAGTGTAGGAATATTAGTATTAGTGTCTCGGTAGCTGTCAAGTGTTTGTTTAAATTCACCCATCATGTATGTTGACGTAACAGTTAATACTCGATAAATCGCAGTTATACTAAAGTTAGTTAACTCTTGATTCATAAAGCCATCTTCGCCCTCAAACACAGGGAATCTAACGTTTAAAAAGTATCCTACTCCACCTACATCATAGTCTGCTTGATTACTATTGCTGACACCTGCTCCCTTGGGCTTACCTAGCCAATACGGGTCTCCTCGTACTTGTAATGATTGCTTTTGCATATCACCAGTACTATTTAAGTTAATTTCCAATGCCCCAAGTAACGCAGTACCAATGTCATCTAGAGTATCTACACCAGACGACGCTAAACTATCACTAACACTTCTATAATTAAAGTTTACTGATTGAGCAATGGCATCGTTAAATCGTTTTGAGTTGGAAAATAGGTCAGTCTGTGTAATATATTTTTGTGCTGTTTTTGGTATCGGTGTTGGGATGTAAGGTAAAGCTCGCACTGCTGCCTCCGCTGTAGTTTCAGCGACTTCAAGATTGCGTTTTCGTTCTTCCAGCTGGTCCAGTATATCAGCTCTACGTTGGTCCTCTAGACCAGGTATTTGGAGAACGCCACGTGGATCTAGATTTGGAAACTGCGCAATCTGTCGGTCAAGCTCTTGTATCTTAGATACAATTGCTCGATATGAAGTCGAAGAGGTAAGTGCGGTGTTTTCTTCTGCTGACAACCCATTAAAGAATCTGCCTTGTCCACTGTGGCCACCGCCGTTAATCGGCTGCGTTACAAAATACATCATATCAAAAGCTATGTCTAGATTTAATACCTCAGTATTGAGTCCAGTATAAGTGTAGTCAAATCGTTTCTTTAAGAGTCCGTTTCTATAAATGTTATCCAATCTCTTTTGTTGTAGATCAGGATCTAGACTTAGTACCGCATAACTGTCTGGATCGTGAATTCCTTCTGGTACAATATATGCCTGTACATTAAATGTAAGCTCTTTTTGATACTGTCGTGATTTTGTATCAAATGTCAAGTACTTTATTTCTGTTTGAAATGAGAACCATTTCATCAAGTCAACAAGTTTTGGTGCGTCAGCAGTCCTAAGATTTGACGACTCTTTAGCAAACTGATTCGCTCCAACTAGTGGTATTCTTTTAAATTGTTTCGTTTGTAATAACGCTGAAGCAATAGCTGCAGTCATTGACGTGCCTTTAGCAAATGTAAACGTAATAGTTCCGCCAGCGCCACTCATACTAATATTTCTAGACTCTTCTGGCGCTGCGCCGCCAACTGCGTCAAACTCCCAGCTTAGCCATTCTTCGGCGCTTTCAGTGGCACCAAATTTATATATAGTGGGGTATATATTAGAAGCACTAGTTGCTGTTTGTTTTACTGATTCGTCATTGACGCCTGTTGTAAAGTTAGTTAAAAACTCTCCAAAATTAGATGCTTGGACAACAATATCTGATCTCATGTGATATTCAAGACTGTTATATGCTTCATATTTTGTTTCAATAAACGTAGTTTGGTAATTTGTGGCACTCTCACGATGATTAATTTTAAAATCAGTAATAGTAGTCATATAGTAATATGGACCAATTGTTTTGTTCTCTATAGCGGTGCCATCAGAGTTCCATCCACGGAAGTTTAGCTCAAGAAGATAACATGCCTCTAAATGGTTTGCAATTTCTAGCTCTCTTGCCGCAAGAATAATTCTATTAAGAAATGTAAACCCCATTGGCTCAACAAATGAAATGTCAAAACTGTTGGATACTGCGTTTCTATTTTCACGAACAAACGCAAGTTGTGTTTGCTGTATTACGTTCTCAATGCTAATTTCATTTTCCACACCAGATTCGGCGAGTGTTATGAATGTTCCATCTAATAGATTTTGTTCAAATTCGTCAGCTTTTTGCGGATGGACCATGTGTACTGCCCAACTGTATGTGTAACTTTCAAATTGGTTTAGAATGTTGTCTTCATAATTGGAAGTCGCATCGCCTACAGTAGCACGACCATTGGCCAGTCCTCGAGCAGTTTGCGCATCTTCAACTAATGTTGCGTCTTCCTCAAGCAACTCATTTGGCGCATTAGGAGTACCATTGTCGCTTTCTGGATTGTCAGGATTGAAGACTTCACTTGGAATAATTGCTGTACCATCCCACCCAAGTACATTTGCTTGTCTGTCAGCTCGCCATTGTGCAATACCAAACGCACCGTTGCCACCTCCAGCTGTATTAAATGCCGTGGGGTCAAGTCTACTACCACTTTCTGCCATTAAATTACCAACAATACCACTTGCTATCTGCGGAGAGTATCCTTGACCAGTAAGGTAAGTAAATGCGCTTGATACATTAGGACTTATTGAAGTAAGTGTACCAGATTGTGATGAATTGAATACAATGTTAGCATTATTAATTCGAGTGTTTAACGCATGACCACCAGCACGTTCGTATCGGTTTTCAAATATAGTAGTGGCTTGACTTACTGACATGCCAGGATTATTTTGAAATTGATTAGTAACATTGCCACCATTACTAGTACCCATTTCGTAATTAAGGAAACTGAGCTGTTGTTCAAATGACGGGGGATTACTAGGAGGTGTTGGAGACATTAACTAACCCCAAACGCACTACTTTTAGGTGGTATTGAGATCACAGTACCAGCTAAAAAGTCATTGATTGGATCTTTAAGTGTGTCTCTATTGTAGTGTACAAACACCCACCAATATCTGCTGCTACCGTATATGTCATGTGCTAACAAGTCTGGACGTCGGTTGTATTTGTTTCCAATTATGATATTCTTTACATCTTTAGACAAATTGTTAATCGTAAGTTTTGGACTGTAAAGTTCCAAGTATTTTAAATTTTGACCAGTTGATGAATAGTTGCTTGTGTTTGAATAATTTGCCATTAGATAAACCCTCCTGCGTAAGATTTTCCATTTATAAATGCATGCTTACTAAAATCTCTTTTTTGCTTTGCTGGGTTTTGTGTAATTAATAAATCTAAAGCAATGGTCTGCAATGCTGGCAACGCTTGTCCACCTACTTCAACTAAGTCAGTGTCACTCTGATATGGTATACTTACGTTTCCAACTACTACTGGTATATTGTAAAATTGGTTTGATCCAAAACTGCTAAACCTCAACACTGGTGGCGGGGTACCTGCTGTTGGGCTTTCCTTTACGTCATCTAAGCCATAAAACATTTTTGTTACACTGCGTAAGAAATGTATAACGCCCTGTGTATAAAGATGTTCTTCTTGTGTAACATTACTAAACTGAGCAGTCAATTGAATTGTTGGACTTGGTGTTCCAGCATACGATTGTATTGAGTAGTTGGTGTGTGTTAGGTTATAAGCAGTATAATTAACACTTTGGTTAAACACAATGTCTGGTTGATTTGCAAACACAATACCCTGAGTGTCTCTTAATGCGGTTGCTGGGCCTTGGAAGTACAAATCACTTAGTGATATTAGCTTTGTTCTAATCTGGTTACTGATCGCCATTTAATTTGTCCTTAATAAATTCATACACTTCAGGATTAAACGAACCAAAAAAGTCTTTGAACGCTTCTTGTTTTTTTACTTCTTCTACACCTGGCATACGCATAATGTTTCTAAATGTAGTTGCGCTGCGGCCATCATCTTTAACTGGCACTGAATAAATGTATCCAGCTTCGTCACTTGATGTTAATTGCTCACCATCTTTGTACGCTCTCAAGTACCCGCCTGTTTTTAAACGTCCTGCGTCTTTTTCACTGAATACTAATAGTAGTGCTGTGTTGTCTGGATCTTTGCCTGTCATGCCAACATCTGGCTTATATGGCTGT